GGCCGTAATGCGCACATTGTCCTCGCCCGCCACCGGGCTTTTGCCCGGCGCCGTGGTGAAGGTGACAATGCCCGCGGTGCGGTCTACCGTGTAATCGGTATCTTCTGTTTTTTCCTGCCAAGTGCCATCTGCGCCCAAAACCTCCACTTTCACCGGGGCATCATCCAGCTCCGCAAAGGAAAGATGATACTGCGTGTCTTCCTCTGTGCCCAAAAACTGCTCGGTAAACTTGGGCTGAATAAGGTTCAGGTTCTCATATTGCGTACCGCCGCCCGCAGGCGCCTTGGCAATGGTGAACAGCGGTATTTTGGCGGCGTCTCCCACCGGGCCCGCCGCCGTGCCGTCAAACACAGTAAGTCCCGCGCCGTCTATGATGTACAATTTATCGCCAAACTGCCAGGCGCTGCTGCGTGCGTCTGCCATGCCGCTATATATTTCCTCTTCGCCCAAATACAGTTTCGTTCCTGCATGTACAAGAAATTCGCTGTCCTCCCTTCGGGCAAACACGCCGTTGATGCGCGCGGGGTACTGCGCTATGGTTTCATAGCCCATACGCTTACGCACTTTGCCCGGCACGTCGCGTATCATGTTCTGCCCGTTGGGGCTGCGGCTTTTATCCACGTTGGCCGGGCTGTTAGTGTAATCTATGCCATAGAACTCATTCACATTTAAAATGCTTCTGGATGGGCTGGCCGGAATTGAAAACTGTGCCATTTCAGCACCACCCATCCTTTGATGTCCATTCGCTTGTTACAACTCCACCTGTTCCAGCTACAAGCTCGCCGCGGGCCACCTCAAACTCGTTGCGGTAGATGGTGGCAATGGAATTGTCATCATCTTTATAAAGCTGGCTGGCCATATAAAGCGGCAGCAGCACCGCCACGTCCGGTGTAAGTGGAAGCTCGTAATCATCCAGCGTTTCCCCGGTAATCTGCGGCGGCCATGCGTTGTAAAACACCTCATACTGCCCGGCCTCTTCGGCGGGAAAAATAATATCCCGCCCGGCCACAATGGAATAGGCATAGGTTTTATACGGCAGGCCGTTTTCCATGCGGTACACTTCCGGCGTGCCAAAAATCCAGAAATCTTCTGCCTGGTCTTTCATGGTAAATTTGGCCGGGCCCTGCGGCTTTTCCAATAGGGCGCTTTTGCGCAGGTATTTATTTGACGTGCACAAAAGCGCCAGTGCTTCATTGGCTGTCTGCGGCATGCCTGCAAGGTAGTCCTTCGTGGTTTCGTCCTCTACAAGGTTGCTGCCGTCTGCCGAAAACATTTTCTGAAGTGTGGCAAGCTTAATGTCCTTCCATGTCATGCCTTTTCTCTCCTCTCACGTCTGCCGGCACTGCCCCGGCCGTTTCCTTTTGTCCGTGATAAAAAGGGCGGTTACCCGCCCTTTATGTTAGCCGCCTGCGCCAACTTCCTTCGTGTTTACGGGGTTATCCGTGGTATTCATCACCGTTACATTCTGCGTCTGTACCGGTGCCGTAATCGTGGTGCCCGATACACCCTCGCCGCAGATGGAAATGCAGCGCCAGTTGTTGAAGCCCGCCATAAAGCGCGCACGGCCCTTGAACACGTTGGCGTCGGTGTTCGGGTCAATGTCGCTTTTTACCGTCAGCGGCACGCGGTCCAAGAACGGCAAACACATGTAGTCATCCTTGAATTTCGAATCCAGCATGATGAAATAGGGCTTGTCGCCAATGGTTTTAGGCAGATAGTTCCACACCAGCACGTTCCACAGCCCAGCCTGGAAGTTCATGGCATTCTTGCTGCTTTCCGGGTCAAGGTCACTGCCCACGGCCGCCAGCACAGCGCGTTTCAGCTCGCCTACATTGGGGATGAGAATGGTATCCGGCGCTACGTTCAACAGGTGGCCGTCATCATCTTTGAAGCCCTGCATATATTCCTGCACCTTATCCATTGCATAGGCGCTGAATGCCGCAGAAAAAATATTGCTCTGTGCTTTGGTGCCCTTCGTAATCGACGGGTGCGAAGCAGAGAACAGTGCCACGCCATCCGCGGAGGTGGTCGCATATTCTCGCGTCCCAATTTTCGTTTTCGCAGATACACCGCCTGCCAGAAGGTTTGCAGCAAACTCTTCGCGTGTGCGGTTGAAGCTGGTGGCAAAGATGTTGGCGCGGCTTTTGATTTTGCCAAACTTCGCATCTTCAATCATCTCCTGCGTTACTTCAAACGAGCTTTTCCAGGTGGTAGGCTCTACCACTTTGGCATAGCCCTCCTGCATGCTGGTTTTGGGGTAGGCGCCGTTCTCACCCACGTCCTCGAAGTTGCCAAGGCTTGTCTCCTGCGTGTACTTCTCGGCAAAGTTTTTGGTTTTGTCCATGAAATACACGTTTTTGATTTGGCTCTGCTGTTCGAACGCTTCTACATTCTTTTCAATCATGGCGCGGATAGGCTCTTGGCTTTTCCCGTATACACTGTTATTCAGCCCAGAACCTTCCGAAAAAATGATACCTGCCATATTCCTTTCTCCTCCTCTTTATGCGAAATGGCCGCGCACCGTGCTGTTGGTTGTAGCGCCGTCTGTCCAGTCTACGGTAAATACACCGCTCGTAGTGGTTGCGGTAACGGTCTCGGCGTCTTCGCCCAATGTCACCTTGTTGCCAATCAGTGTGTCGGCAACCGTTGCCGTGCTCTGCACTTCGAACGTCGTGGACGGCATCACCTTCATTGCCGGGAACATCCCATCCTCATTTTTTTCGCCCATCACAATATGCGAGGGACGCACGGTAGAAGATGCCTTGCTCAGCTTGCCGCCGCTGCCCAGGGTGGCAGCGCTGCCAATCGTCAGTGCTGCGTCGCTGGGGTAATACTCCAAAGGTTCTACATCGCCCACTTCGCGTTTTGCTACTTTGAACATATTTTTCCTCCTGTCAACTGTTAAACTGTTTGTGGTACTGCTCGGCCTCTTTTCGGGAAAATCCCAAATTCGCCCAAGATTCGTACTCTTCTTCTGTCAGGCTCGGTTTTTCCTTACCTGTCCCCGTGGTTGGCCCAAGGTGGCTTTTCCCCTTTGCCGCATTGATTGCCGCCTGTTTTGCCGCCGTCGCTTTCCCGCTGGATAATCTTTCAAAATTTGTTGCCTTATAGGCTACATCCAGCGGCACGCCGCTGCGCACCAGTGCGTCAAATTGCGGAAACGTGTCCATTTTTCGAATATCTTCCAGCGTTTTTACAGCCGGGTCTATCTTCGTTATCTCTTCCAACTGTCGCTTCAGTATTCTATCGCCTGCGTCCCGCTGCGCCTGTTCCACAACCTGCGCTGCTTTCTGTACAATGGGGTTTTCCGCAACTGCACGGTCAATAATTTTGGGGTCTATATTGGCGGCTTTCAGACGGCTCTCCGTTTGGGCCTTATTCTGCGCATCCAGTGCGTCAAAATAATCCTTTACCGTTCGGATATTGCGGTCTGTTCCCGGCACCTTCAAATGCCCAAACCTTGCCGCCACCATGGCATCCTGCTGCGCCTGCTGGCGCGCATAACGGGTTGCCGCTTCGCGCTCCGCGCGCAAACGGGCCGTTTTCCACACGTCATTCGGAATCTGTGCTTCTTGTGCCTGCCCGGCTTCGGCAGGCTCTTCGCCTGCGGAATTTTCTTCCGCTTCCACATTCTGCACATCAGGGCTGGCTACTCCCTGTTCAAGTTCCTGTCCACCGGCATTTTCGCTGGTTTCCTGAACATCCATTACGCCATTTTCCAGTTCCATATTTTCCTTTCCTCACCCGGTAAAAGGGCTGGCCGGTATCACGCCCCGGCCCGGCTTATTTTTTACTTCGTTGCGCGAAGGTCGCCGCCCGTTTTCACGGTAGGCTTTTTGGTGCTGCCGGAAGATTTCGGCGCTTTCACCGTCATGCTGCCCGTGTTGGGAATATTCAGCTTCGCCATACCCTATTCCTCCTTTTCCACTGGAATTTCGTGCTTTATGGTTTTAACAGGCTGTCCGTAATTTTCGCACTGCCTGTTTCGGCAAAAAAATTGCTGCCACAAAAACAGCCTTTTCCCTTCAATGTGGTAAGATGTCGTGGCCCTCATCTCAACCTTGCATCTGGGGCATAGCATTTCCCATTCCTCCCGTCTGCTGCATTGCCATCTGCTGCATCTGCTGCATTTGCATCTGTTGTGCCTTTTCATCCTCTATGCGCTTTTGTATCATGGCCTTAATTTCACCAGCATAAGGGTAATCCAGCTCTTCCATCAGCGTCCAGTATAAAAGCATCGTTTCATTCATCCCCAGCTGTCCAAAAGCGCCGCTTTGCAGCTTCAAATCCATTTGTTCCCACAACACGCTGCGGTTCGAAGAAAGCGTTGCACTGGGGTCTATCGTAAAGATAAATTCATCATCCCAATAAAACTCTCCCGCTGCATCCTGCCGTAAAAAATCCATCCTGTTAAAATGCGCAAATGTCGGCTGACCATCACTTCCCTTGGTGGTGTAAGGAATCGGCTCATCCGCATACGCCAGCAGAAAGCGAAACATCAGTTCGTACAGCCGTGCAAAGGCGCTGTTCTTTTGCTCTCGTTTCGATTGCAAGCGCCCGGCGCTTTGGTTAGCCGAAAACTGCTTGGCGCTGCCTGATGTAGCCGAAGAATCATACTTGCCCTGAAACGCATCCGTAATGCCCAGCGTGCTTTTGGCATAGTCATAGTTGTCCACCAGCACAACCCGGTCTTTTGTAATATCAGGTTGTACATTCATCACGCTGATAAGTTCCTTCTGCGCTGGGTTTTTAATGCGCACGATTTTAAACTCTTTGTCTGTGGTTTCTACGTCCAGCCCTTCGGGCAGCGTCACAAAGCTTCCGCCCTTCAAAACCTTTTCCTCTATTTTGGAACCGCACTTTTTAATTGCCTCTTGCTGGTCGCATATCACATCCACATCACTGCCGCCCATAAAGGAAGCATACTTGCTGATATTCCGGCGCAGCACCAGCGGATAACGGTCTGGCTTATACCTCGGTATTCTCGTTGCAACTGCCACTGTCTGCATCAAGGGCGCACCTGTTATTTCATCCAGCATGGGTGTGCCATCCGGCGCCAAAATTTCACGTTCCTCTTCCGCCTGAAATTGTGGAATTATCGTTCCGTCGAACAGCCTGACATCCTCTATCAGCTCTTCTTCGGTCTGCACTTCATCCTTCCACTTTTTCGAGCCGCAAACCGAGCAGGTTTTTTCATTTCCACTTTTGGGCCGCCCGCATTCAGCACAAACTTTTATGTGCAGCGCCTGGTAATCTTCCATGTCTTCCAACACAGTATCTTCTACCCAGCTGAACCGTCCAATTCCGCCATCCTTGTTTCGGAAATAGGCAATGTTTTGCGTCACAAGTTCATCCCAGGTATCAGCCCCTTCTCCGCGAATTTCTGGCGCCTCCTCGCCTTCCTGCGAAACATCCACGCCATATTTTCGCTTAATGGCCTGTTTTGTCTGTGTCACCTGCACAAATATGTAATCCATCTGCTCTATTTCATAAATTCCCGGCTGTGGTATCACCTGCCGGGGGTGGCGGTCTGTCACGGCCACGTCTCCCATTGTGCAGTGGAATCCTTTGTTCTCGTCCCAGTCTACTTGCCACAACGCCCCACCCTGCGTAGTCGTTGTTCTCTCCTGAATATCGTTCATCTCAACGAGCCGAAGCATCTGCACTTCACTGCGTAAAATCGCCTCAATACCTCGGGCCAGTTCCTTGTCCTCTTCATGAATGGCATCTACGCGCGGCATCGGTATCGTGGAATCCACTTCACTCTCCAAAAGCTCGTACACAATGTTGCGCACATTAGACGCTTTGCGCGCCGCAAGAGAGCCGTCTTTTTTCAAAATGTCAGAAGTGCCCTCATAGTAGGCTGTGCGCCTGTCCATTTTATCCAGCTCTGTCTGGTATTCGCTTTTGGCCCTCTGAAGCTTGTCCTGCCATTCCGCAAGTTTTTTATTTTTCTTAAACATGCGTCCTCCTTAAAACGGGTTTCCATATTTGGAAATCAGGTAAGCCTTTCCCTGCTCATCTGCATTTTCATAATCTTCAAACAGGTCATCTTCCCAATGTGCACGCACCCTTTTTTCTACTCTGGCAGCAGGGCTTGTCCACCATACGCAGAAATAGCGCAGGCTGTCCACGTCATGCGTCAGTGAATGGGGCTCTTTTGCATAAGTGTCAGGCTTTTTTTCGTCCTTTTGTATCTTCTGCAAACAACGCCACAAGTTCGGTGCTGCCCGTCGCTTTATTCGCAGCATTGGGCCATCCGGCCCGGGGTATAGCCATTCCTTCATGCTGGCGCAGCCAGCTGCCACATCATTTGAAACCTTCGTCAAATTCAGTCCGTTTTCCGAAAAAACAATGGCTCGGCTTTTGCCTGTCATCTGCTCGCGGCTCCACAAATCCGGCGGAGCCAAAAAAGCATCTATCTCCTCATTTTCCGAAAGGTTCAAGATAATTTCTGCCGCTTCGCCAATCGTTTTGTTCGGCTCGTCAAATTCCCGATATACCAGCGCGCGTCCGTCTGTACCAATCGCTACCCAGTGAGCCGATAACATATCAAGGCCATAGTCTATTGCAACATACCGCCGTGCGCCTGTCGGCACCTCTTCTTCTGTTTCATGCGTTTCTTTCTTTACTTCTGGGAACATCACACCGCCCGGCACACTCAGCGCCTCTTCTACGCTGGCGGGGTATTCCTGCAATGTCTTATCTTCGCCCAGCGCACCAAGTGTGCGGTTATACCACGCTTTGTCGCGCGCAGGGTCTGCATTCCATGGAAGAAAAATCTTGTTAAACCCGTTGTCTGGGTTTGTGAAAATCTCTTCAAACAGTGTGCCTAATTTTATGGTCGAAAGTCCTATCACCATGCCGCCATTTGGACGGTTTACTACAGGAAAAATAGATGCCCATATTTCTTCTGCAAATTGCTGAAAGGCCCATTCATCCAGAATAACAAGGTCTGCCGTAAAGCCGCGCGCCGCGCCCGGGCTGGAAAGAAAAGCTTTCAGAACACTTTCCGGCCCATTGGGGAACTGTATTTTTACTTCCAGGCTGGTATAACTGAACACCGGCCCATTCCATCCAGCTGGCGCATGCTTTTCCTCTGCAATCAATTCCGGCATGTGCCGCAATATCACCACCATGCGGCGCACAAGCTCTTTGGCCTCTTCCTCTGCGCGGGAAAAGCACACCACTGTGCGCCCGGTAAACAAAACCAAAAGCCATGCTGCAACCGAAAGCGCCAGCCAGGTAATGCCCAGCTGGCGCGCTTTCAATATCACATTCAGCCTGTGCGCATGCATGCTGCGCAGGGCCTCTTCCTGTGCTGGCCAAAGTTGAAATGGCTGTATCAGTTCTTCCGCGTCTTTGTCCTCAATATGCACGAAGGTTCTGGTAAAAAACACGGGGTCTTTCCGGCACAGCGCCACCGTCTTTTCTCTCAGTTCCTGCGCCGTCACATTACCACCCCATTCATATCAAACCGTGTGTCAAATCACTTTGGCTTCTCTAAATGCCCTAAGCATTTTCGGGAATTGCCTTGCTATCCAATCCACGTTTTCTTCATTGGCTGCAAAATCGCTGTTATGTGCAAGGCCGCTTTCGAAAAAAAACGCGTGGATAATTTCATGGCGCGCGCAGCAGTTTCTGTATTCATCCAGATTTCCTTTGCTCATAACTTCTGTAGTGCCCTTGCGCATATCGTCAACTACCAATCGTTTTGTGGTATCGTCACAATACCCGTCACATTGTACAAGTCTTTCGTCCTTTTCTTGCGAAGAATATAGAAGCTCATATGGTGTTCCAAGAATGTCTATTTTCATGGTTTCTCCTTTATGGTTGCAAAACAAAAAGGCCCCGCGTTGGAGCCTTTTAAGCGTTCACGGCACGCCCGGGCCGTAAATAAAACCCATAGGCAAAGGGTTCTAAGCGCATGGCTTAATCCTATTCAGGAACCCAGCTTTATAGGGCCTCATTTTCCAATTTGACACAAGTTTGCGGGTAAGGATTTGCACTATGGATAGGATGCCAGACTAACATCCCTCGCTCTGTTTTGCAGCTGGCCGTTTCTGCCGTTTATCTGTTCCACGGAATTACCCGCGCTTGCTAGCATCTGCTATTCCTCCACGGAAGCTTGTAGTGCGAAACGGAAGGTGCTACCTTCCTACCATAAATGGCTGCTTCTTGCATTCCGCATATAAAGCCCTGCCACAATCGGCAGGGCTTAACTACATCGGAGAGAACGAGGTTTCGTTCGGAATCATAGGCATCACCCCCCTATCATTCGTAGGTCTGTTTATTTTCCAATTTTGCAATGTATTTTTCAATGCTCTTGTTTCGAAGTGTAAATAACGCGCCATCTGCTGGCAGGTCTTTTGCCGGAATCTCTTGAATATTCTTTCGCTCGAAATGATAATTCAAAGAATCAAAATCGAACTGGGCATAATACGCAACTCCGTCAACGGCCTTATGGAAGGCTTCTTTCATAGGAATATGTCCCTTCAACATCAAGAGCAACATAAGCACAGGTGTTTTCACGCACAAATATCTTTCGTAGCCGTTGAGTTTGAGGAATAAATAACGCTCACTCTTCTCATCGACACACACAAACAATTCGGGCACATCAAAAGTCACAAGGATTTTTTCTTCACGAAGCGGGCCAAATAAATCTAATCCCAATTTTTGAATTACCTCCCCTAAGAAAAATGGGGTATAGGCAACCTTTGCAGGGGGTATATTTTTTATAATTTTCGGCGGGGAAAATATATATAGTACCCTCTCCCCATCCTCGGAACGCCGGGGTCGCCTTTGGGAGGGGTATGCCCCCACACGGGGGCCCCTATATATATGCGCGCAGAAAAAAATAAAAAAATACAGCCCTTGCCTTATGTCTTACCCCCTAGGGGGGGGGGGTAGCCTTTCCGGCTTTCTGACCTTCCGGCCTCCCAGTTTATTGCCTCTTTCCTTTTTCCTCTTTTCGCCTGCAATTTCGCTAAATACCAATTTGGCGAAATTGTAAATGACGATATATCGTTATTTTTTGTCCTATGTGCATTTATTGGCTGTATATTATGGACATATCAACCATCTTTTCCGCTTTTTGCGTCTGTCAAAACGTCCAGCGTGCCCGCCTTATCCAGCTTGCGAAGCAGCGCAATATCCGCCTCTGTCAATTCCGGCCCGCCAGTCTGCGCCAGCTTGTCGGTCGGTTTATCGCCCACGGAATCCCGCACAAACGCAGCCGCCGCCGTGTCTCCTTGTGCGGCTTTGTAGGCCTGTGCCGCCGCTATGGCGCTGTATACGTCTACGGCTTCGCCTCTCTGCTTCGCATCCCTACGCATCCTCTTTGTGAGCTCTTGGCCTGCTTGCAGCATTTCCTCCGGTGCATCTAATGACAATATCACTTCTAGCACCTCACGGATGCTCTTTTTCCTGCGTCTGGCCTCTGCGGATGCCTTTTGCCCCATCTGCGCAACTTTGCGGCGCTCTTCTGGGCTTCTGTCTCGCTGTGTAATAAGATTTTGCTCATTTGCCATATTTATACCACCTTATAATAAAAAGCCCTCCGGTCAACCCGAAAGGCTTTCTTTTTTTACTGTTTATTTCTCGCGCTCCATGCGCTCTTGTATCGCCTGCGTTACATACTCTTTGATACTTTGCCCCGCAGCCTCTGCCGCTGGCCCTACCGCATCATTGCGTATCTTGCACACCGTCGCACCCGCCTTTTCGGCTTCCATGCGATTTCTCACCGCCTGCAATATGTATACTTGCGTGCTTTCTCCCGCCTCTTTTGCGGCCGCCTTTATTGCTTCCCCTTCTGCCTTTTCTGGCTTTATTTCTATGCGCATAATTCTTTGCGCCTCTCTCCTTGCATTACTTGCCAGCTTCGCCCGGTACGCTTCTTCCGGCGTGCTGTATTTCTTCGGCCTTGCCATAAAATCACCTCTACACCATTATAGCGCAAAGGTTTTTTCACGGCAACGTGCAAATTACACAAGCCGACGTGAAATTATTCGTGCAATCTGTCTATTGATTAAATCACGTCGGCGTGATATTATGTAATCACAGCAAGGACAACGACAAACGCAAGGAGGAACCCATCATGACAAACGAGCAAATCATCTTCAACGCCGCAATCTCTTCCGGCATATTCACAAAAGAGGAAGCCATCGCTATCCTCGAATCTGGACGCCGTCTTCCCCTCCACACCTATCAGGAGTGGCGCCGCCTTGGCTATCAGGTCAAGCAGAACGAGCATGCCGCGCTGGTGCTCAACCTCTGGCGCTTTACTTCCGGCAAGCCCTCCAAGGACGAGCAGGAAGAAACCGCCAGCGAGCATGCTTATCTTGCGAAATCCCACCTTTTCACCGCTTCGCAGGTCGAGAAAACCGCCCCCATCAAGGTCAAAACACGCGAAGAGCTCATGGCCTATAACCGCATGCTTGCCCAGCAGCGCAAGGCCCGTGCAGCCTCTTAATTCCTGACATACAGCCCGCAAGGCCGACGTATAGCACGCCGCTGGTGCAAGTCCAGCCGCCCGAAAGGGCGGGCGCTCATGGGTCGCAAGCCCACACACAACGCAAAACAGGAGGTTTTCACAATGTCAGCAGTCAAACGCCCCATTCCTGGCACCTTTTCCAAAGTCCCAGGCGGTTACGCCCAAACTATCAACGGGCGCACAACGTTTTTCGTCCCAGACATGTGCGCCTCCAGCTTCATCCCCGAAACTGGAGAACTCTACGGCTATTCCCCAGATTATGATGCGCTAGAGGCGGAAAAGTTGCCTGCCGTCCAAGCTGAAGCACCCGGGGAATACGCCTATTATTACGAGACACAGCACGCGCCAAATGACTGCGATTACTCCGCAGACTTAGCCTATTACGGAAAGCACTATTTCCTCCGCCCGCTCCACGACGGCCTCCCGCCTCTCCATGGCCGCGGCATCACCTATGATGAGCAGCGCAACACCTATACCGTCACCCTCCGCGCCTATGACAAACTCAAAGAGCATTACCGCATTTGCCGGGAAATGTGCTTCGATTGAATTTATCACCCGCCCCGGAGGTCACGAGGGCAGAAAGGAAAAAACATGAATACCTACTATTGTGTTACGTCCAGTTTTTACGATGACGGCCGCGTCATTGCCGCCATTACCTCCACCGTCCAAGCGGAAAACCAGCCCCAGGATGAACGGCACCACGGACGTCTGGCCGATATTTATACAGACTGGTTCCCTACCCTTGAACAGGCCCAAGCATACGTGAATGAAGCAAAGGAGGCTTAATCCATGTACTACGAAATCAACGAAGCCGCCGCCCGCCTTGCCCATGATAACATGAGCATGCGCGACTACATCCCAAACAGCGCCACCAGTGAATACCGCGCTGCGGTAGACCGTGCCGCCGCCGTGCTGGAAGAAGTCAAGGCCAAGTGCAAAACCCAAGCCCAGCGCGAGCGTGCCGAGCATTATTTCGACCGCTACGCTAAGAAGCTGGCACAGGCCATCAACCAGGAAAACGCCATCGGCACTCGATGCCCGTCTGTACTTATTGCCGGCGCCTCCAATTTCCCAGTGCGCAAAAAGGAAAAGCAGGTTGCCGCCTGGGAAGCAAACCGCGCCAACTTCGAGAAAGCAGACCACTATCTCCACCAGCTCAAAACCGCGCACATTCAAGGCGTCAAGTCAAGCGACCCGGAAGCGCTGGAATACCTGCAAGCAAAGCTTGCAAGGTTGGAATCTTCCCACGCTGAAATGAAACAGGCCAATGCCTACTACCGCAAGCACAAAACACTGGACGGTTGCCCCGGCATCTCGCAGGCAACACGCGAATGGCTCACCCGCCCCGGCGTGTTTGCCAAAGGCGACGGCTCTCCGCTGGCGCTCTACGGCTGCCCATATCCCGCCTATGACCTGCAAAACAGCAATGCCAATATCAAGCGCATCCGCCAGCGTATCGCCTCTTTACAGGCCGTCAAAGCCTCCCCCACGCAGGAAGAACAGCACAACGGATGCACCTATCTGGAAAACTCCGCCATTATGCGCGTGCAGCTTGTTTTCGACAGCAAGCCCAGTGAAAACACCCGCGCGCTGCTGAAAGCCAATGGCTTCCATTGGTCTCCGTCACAAGGCGCATGGCAGCACCAGCTTACTGAAAACGGCAAGGCCGCCGCCCGCCGCGTGCTCGAATCCATGGCATAACCTCAAAAGGAAAGGCCGCCCCAGGTAGGGGCGGCTTTTTCTGACGGTGAGAAAGCGTCCAGCCTCCACTTTCTCCAGTATAATTATAGCATACCAAAAACGAACATTTCGAACATTTCGAACATCTTGAAAAATATTTTTTAGCACCACGACAAAATATATCACAAGAGAAAAACAAAGACATGAAAGACATCCCCAGCCCGTAAAAGGCTGGGGATTTTTTATTGAAGGTTTGCATCCAGCCAGCGTTCCACCCGCATACGCCATGCATCGCCTGTTTTGCCCAGCCTTGCCGCAATGTATTCCCATCCTTCACCATCCAGGCATGCCATATGTACAGCTGCCCGCAGGTCTGTGTCCTCTATCCCCTCTATAAGCTCCACCGCCTGTGCATAGTCTGCCCGGTACTGTTTGTTTCGCTGCTGCATGTCAGCTTGCAGCTTCGCCAGCACCGTGCGTTTCTCAGCCCTCCCGGCCGTATCTATGCCCGTAATTTTAACAGTGTGCATTCCGTATGCTGGCGCATCGCTGCTGGCCTGCACTGTATCCACTACCATCGGCGCATCGTCAAGCATGGCCTGCATCCGCTCAATCCTCCTGCGCCGCGCGTCTATATCTATCGGCACAGCCCACAACGCCCGAAATTCCTTCTTTGTCAAGCCCTATCCCTCCCGCAGTCTCTTTTCCAGCCTATCCAGCTTTTGCGCCTTAAACCCTGCAACAAGTCCCTCGCAATCATGCAGCAGTTCCATCTGCTCCAGCATAATCTGCACATCTGCTATCTCTTCGGCAATCTGTGCGCGGTTTTCTTTGTCCCTCGCATGCTTGCACAATTCCTTTTGCAGCTCGGCCATTTCCTCCATCACCATCATGGTCTGCGCCTGTGCACCATAGGTGAAAAGCGCAAGGCGGTATAGCTCTTTGACCATATTCTCTTCCTTGTTTTCTTCCACATAGCCCATCAGGCGCGCAGCTTCGTGTGGATGTTCTTGAATCCAATCCCGGCAGGCACGGCCACCATTCGCTTTATCAATTGGGCATCCTTGGCAATAGCTATCATAATTCAAGCAAAATACGTCTGCGGCTTGTTGTAAATTATTAAATACTTCTCCCGTCTCAGGGTTTCGAAATTTCATGGTCATCCTCCTTATCCATGCGAGCGCCGCACGAATGACACCATGGGTGGGTGGAAGGAACATCATCGCCCCTTACTTCTTCGCCGCATTCGGAGCACTCCCACAAATCATATACCGGGTATCCATCTGCATAGCCATCATATTCTATGCCAATCCATATCCCGTGCCGCACCTCCGCAACATCGGCGGCAGGAATACTATTCAGGCTCACATCTTCCGTACAGTATCCACAATATTCTCCATCAGAAATCAGTTGAGCGTCTTCAAGCATCTTCGCAACAGCCGCCCTCTCGATATATTCAGCCATTCTTCTCCATCCTTTCGCAATGCTTACACATTTTGCCTTCTAATTTTGTCTCGGAAAAATCTTCTGCCCAAATTGTATTTCCGCATTTACACTTCTGCCAAGCACCACAATATCCATTGCTTGGATGGCATTGCACTATATGCCATTTGCCTGATACTGATTTAGCGTATTTCATTGGATTCCCTCCGGCGGGCAGCGGTCAGGCGGTGCAGGAAGGGGCATCCAATATAGAATGTCCAAGGCCATAAGCAATTCAGAACAATTAACGTTATATCGCTGCCATTTCCCACGCTTGTTGATGTAAAACTCTCCGACAAATCCGCAGTCCGTAGCAAGCACTCGCTCACCAGGTTCCGGCAGCCGGTCATATACGCTCACCCACTCGTTCGGCGGGGTGAGGGTGGGCACATGTTGGATGTCATAGAGCACTTGTTCCAACAAATTGAGCGCTACTTTGTCT